GGTGATTTCAGAAATATACCCTTTGAGGATGCGACGTTCCGGCTTGTTGTGTTTGATCCCCCGCATCTTGTCCGTCTTGGGGCCAATAGCTACACGGCACATAAATATGGTAAGTTATTCCCCAGTTGGGAAACGGACTTAAAGCAAGGCTTCAACGAATGTATGCGTGTGTTGAAACCGGAAGGGGTTTTAATCTTCAAATGGAACGAAACACAAATCCCAGTCAGCCACATCATCGAAACATTCGGGGTAAATCCACTTTTCGGACACAAGAGCGGCAAGAATTCAAAAACGCAGTGGATGTGCTTTCTAAAATCGACTTATTAATATCTATTTAAACAGATTTAAACACGGTTTTAATGATACTGCCGAACGACATACTGATACGCGCGACCTCAGACGGGCAAACCGTCTGGGTGTCGCAGCGTATGGTATGCGAGGCGTGCGGGGTAAGCGATGAATACTTTAATAAGAAAGCACGTCCTGCTTATAAATCCGCCCTACCGCTCTCGTGGCAGAAGATCACCAATCAATCGGAGTTTTTCCTGGGCAAGAAAAACGGCAAGGCCTGGCGCTGGGGCTGTAAAGGCGGGCAGTATTACTACGATCTCGACCATATTCCGAACCGTCAGCCGACCTGCTACCGGGACAAACTGCCCGCGAAGGACGATCTGATTGCCGCCGTCGAGGAGCAGAACCTGCGCGGCAGCCGTGAACGCCAGACCGAGCAGCGGCGGATGATCCGGGAACAGGTGCAGCTACTGATCGACAATACCGACATCGCTTACTACGAGGAGTACACGATCGGCGACAAAGCGATCTTTACCCCGTCCAAGGCCCGGCAGATGGCGACTTCGGCAGCATGGTGCCGCTTTCTGAAGCGTGCCCTTACCCTGAACGAATACAAGCAACTCGGATTCCCCACACAGGCCGACTTTCTCGCCCTGTGTGTCGAACTGCTTGCAGAAGCGGCCCTCGAGGGAATGAAGATCAAGAGTGCCGACAGTCTGCGTAAGAAGATCAGCGGCATGCCGGACGATCCGGGCCAACTCCGGGACTGGCTCGTGTCGGGCAAATATTGCAACGACAATCGCCGGATCATCGGCAAATTTGAACTGGTCGACTATACGACTGGCGAGGTGATGAAGATGGACGCACACGAGGCGGCGATCATGACTTACTGGCTGAATCCCGGCGGCTCGGAGAAAGGCACCAAGCAGGAACTGTGGCAACTTTACGCGGGTGACATGGAAGCGATCGGCATTGTTCCCGTGAAGCCCTCGACGTTCAACCACTACACGAATACATGGAGCCGGAAGATGCTCTCGGCAAAGGAGCGTCACGGTAAAAAGCATTTCAAAGATACATATCGTCCCTATGTCCCGGCCCGTCCGCTCGAGTTTGCCAACTCGCTGTGGGCTTCCGACGGTTCCGGTGTCGTTCCATACCGTTACCAAGACCAATACGGCAAGTGGCGGATGATGAAGATATACGTGATGCTGATCTCGGATGTTGGCAGCCGCTACATTGCGGGTTATGCCGTGAGCCGAAAGGGGCTGCACCTCGAGGACGGCACGATGCTGCGCCAGGCTATGCGCATGGCCCTGCTCGACAATGGCAAAACCGAGGTGTTGGACTTCATCAGCGACAACCACGGGGCATACACGGGCGAAACATCAAAGGAATACCTGCAAAGCGTCTGCCGGAACTTCCGCACGATCAAGCCGGGCAACTCGCAAGCCAACCCTGCCGAAATGCTGTTCAGGCTATTTAAACGCAAATTTAAGAGCTATTTCAACCTGCCCGAAACTTCCTGGAACGCAAAGAGCCTCGAAAGCATGGCGAACCCGGATTATTATAACATAATGGCCCTGCCGACCTATACGGAAGCAATCGAAAAACTGGCACACGCTATCAGGGAATGGAATAACGCCCGTATGCAGAACGGACTTACCCCTGCGGAGTGGTTCCACACTTTGAAGAACGGGCAGGCGGGGCAATACACCGATCGGCAGTACCGCCGGATTACGGGCGAGGTGTCGAAGCGCGATTTAAGTTATCTGCGGTCGATTCTGACGCTCGAACGCGACGGCAAGGAGTACAAGTTCGACATCCCGTCGGACGCTGCAACGGTCGCCCTGATTGCGCAGCACATGGGGTATGCCCCATCTTTCCAGTCACGCGTCTACTGGAATGCCGACGGGGCCGATGTTTACACCCTTGACGGGGTTTATATGTTCACCTGCCCGCCCGCGCCGTTGGCGTCAAAGTCCATGACCGAAGCCACACCCGACAGTCTCCGTGCCCTGGCTTACTACGATCTAAAAGGCAGTGAGTTCGAGAACATGGTCGACGAGTTCGTCGAGGATGTCGAAGCGGCAAAGGCGGTCATGGTGCGCGGGTACGACTTCAACATCCACGACAGCGGTACGAAGGAAGACTACAACGCCATGCGTGAGCATATCCAGGCTGCCGAGTACAACAAGGCCCAGGCACAACGCGACGCCAGGGAGCGTAAGGCCGCAGAGCGGCAGGAACGCAAGGCGGCAAAGGCCCTCGAGGATGCCGCGCTGACATTCAAAAAGCGCAGAATTTCAGACATATCAAAATACACAAAATAGCGAATTATGGAGACGAAATTAAAGGATCAGATTGTTGCTGCCGCGAAGCAGTACATCACCAGCAAAGGTCTTTCGCAGGCCGCATTCGCCCGCCTGTGCGATATCAGTCCGTCGTACTTGAGTAATATTCTGAATGGGATTTACGAGTATAAGGCATCGGGCGACAAGACGATCACCATTGCGGACAGGTATTTTGCGGCGATCGCAGGCCGTATCGGCATGTCGGTAGTGGCGGCCTACTGGCGTACGGTAGAAACGCCGCAGTTCATCGAGGCGATCGCCACCCTGGAAGATGCCAAGGAGCGCGGGGTTGCAAAGATGATCATCGGGGAAACCGGGTGCGGCAAAACATACAGCATCAGCAAATTCATGGAAGCCAACCCGGCAAACACATTCAAGATCACCGTGAGCAACCAGCACAAGATTCAGGATGTGACCGAGGAATTGGGGCTTGCGATGGATGTGACCCTCGGTGTCAGCACCCGCAAAGCTTTTCGCATGCGGGCCATTACCAACCGTCTGCGGGAACTCAAAGCCCAGGGCGGGCAGCCGCTTGTCATTATCGACGAGGCCGAGAACCTGACGCACGGAATGATCGGACTGTGCAAGGGTATCTACGATGCGATCAATGAACAGGCCGCGTTCGTGCTGATCGGGACGAACGAACTGACCGACAAACTCGATCAGATGGAACGCTACGGCTATAAATATCCCGGTGTGCCGCAGTTCCGCCGCCGTTTTAAGGCCGGAACGGTACATCTTACGCCGATCGACCGTCAAAAACATTTCGACGCATTTTTCGAGGATGTGCAGGACATGGAGCTGCGCATCCTGCTGCGGGGCCTTTGTGGCAACTACGGCGAACTGCACGACTTCCTCGAGCCTGCCCTGCGGGAGGCTGCCGAGGACGGCGTGCCCCTGACGGATCAGTATTTCCGCGTAAAGTACAAAATCGCTTAACCCCCTAAAAACCTAACGATATGATCGAACTTACAAAATCATCGGCGGCTCGCATGGACTGTCTTTCAAGCATGATCCACTTACGCCGTAAAAACATCCTGAACATAGAAAACTATCTGAAGCAGCACGGGGAGAATCTCTCCCCGGAGCGGGTCGTGCAGATCGAGAAAGACCTGGCGGATATGCGTCTTGGCCTGCACAACATGGAGACCGACTATCGCAGTATCGCCGGGGCACCTTACACAGACAAACGTAACTCTTAATCAATAACACCATGAACGACGAACTGAAAAACATGACCGCCGGGGAACTGGAAAAGTTGCTCGAGCAGAAACGGGCCGAGGAGCGCCAGGCCGCAGACAAACGGCGCAGGGACTACGAGGAGACACGGGCCGACTTCGTGAAGCGTATGGCAACCGAGACCCACAATATCACCGAGCGGGTGCGCGTGTTCTACGACTTGGTCGTAGCCGAAACCGATGCTTTCCGCAAGATCATGCAGGAGTACGGGGCCATGCGCCGGGATGATCAACTCGGGTACTCCGTGCAGGAAGGGGATTTCCGCCTCGAAGTGAAATGCAACCGGGTAAAATGCTTTGACGAACGGGCCGACGTGGCCGCCGCCCGGCTGATCGACTTCCTGAAGGCATGGATCGGCGGACGGGAGAAAGGGGCCGACGACCCGATGTACCAGTTGGCAATGACGCTGCTCGAGCGTAACCGCAAGGGCGACCTGGACTATAAGTCCATCAGTAAACTGTACGATCTCGAGACGCAGTTCGACGATCCCGAATACTCGCAGATCATGCAACTGTTCAAGGAGAGTAACGTCGTCAACGGCACAGCCATCAACTTCTACTTCCACCAGCGCGACGAGCGCGGTGTATGGCATAAGATCGAACCGTCATTTAACCGTATGTAGACTATGAAAATCGGATTTCCTGGAGCCTTGTTTATCGTGTTCCTTATTCTCAAATTAACGGGCGTGATCGCTTGGTCGTGGTGGTGGATTACGAGCCCGTTGTGGATTATCCCTCTTATCTACCTTGTTCTCTTTGTTTGGTTTTTCTGTGGGGAGCTTCGCAGAAAGCCACGCTCCTAATTCCCGAACGGTTTTCAGTGGCGGTTCGATTCCGCCACCGGGAGCAAAATCAACAATATATTTTTAGCCATGACACAAGAACAATTTAATTTCCTTGAGCGCTTCGGCGCCTATTTGACAAGGCGGGGGTTTCAGGTAAGCAAATCCCTGTATGAGGCAGAAGCG